CTGCCGCACTGCTGCCAAGCGGGCCTCCTCGACCATGGCCCCGTCCAGCGCGGACAGGCTCAGGATCTTGTCGCTGACGCCAGACAGGCGCATCACCGACTTGGAGTAGGTATCCGCGATGGCATCCAGCGTGGCCCCTTTCCCACCCAGCACCCGGCTGAACATGTCGATGTTGATCGTGCTGGGGATGTCCAGCGCTCGGGCCATCGACTCGTCGATCTCTGCCGTGCGGATGAAGTTCACCCACTCGTCGAAGGACTTCTGGCCAAAGCCCATCGACTGCTTGGCCGCTTCCAGCCCACGCCGTGCCCCGGCCAGCCCAGCGGCGAACTCATCGCGGGTGGGCGCAGCAACCGACCGGAACTTGGCGGCGTCCCCGCCCAGCTTCTTGGCCACCTGCGCCGACAGGAGGATGTCAGCGGCGGCAGCGGGGTACCGCTGCAGGATCGTCGAGGCGTAGTTGGCGCTCGTCGAGATGAAGTCGCGCAGGCGTCCGGGGATGGCGGTGAGCAAGCCTGCGGCCCGCAGCTGGGCGATCTGCTCCGGGATCGACACGCGCTGCAGGCCTGCCATGTACTTGAGCAGCGCGTCCGGATCTCCGGCCCGCGACAGCTTGTCGATCGTGGCCTTCTCCGCGTCCGACAGAAGCTCGCCGCCCTTGGCCCGCGTCCCCTTCACATACCAGTAGGTCGGGTCGGTGATCTTCGCCGCCGCATACCGACGCGACTGCAGGGACCGGCCCGCCTCCGTGTCAAAGCGAAGGATCTGCTGGAGCAGCCGGTCGGACGTGGCATCGAGGGAGTCGATCTGCTGGGCGATCCGGGCGATCTCGTCCGGGTCGGTGGTCTTCTTCGCCGCGTCGACCAGACGGGAGATCTCCGCTCGGAAGTCGCGATGCACGGACAGGACGGCCCCGGCCTCCGCCGCCGACGCCTTCTTCGGGTCGATGGAGAGGAGCGACCGCACGTCGTTCTCCCCTGCCGCCTTCTCCACCTCGGTGTAGAACTCCTTCTCCGTGCGCGGACGCTGGATCATCGGCTCCAGTCGGCTGATGCGGTCGCCCATCATCGTCCGCACGCCGGGGTCGAACCCGTCCGTCAGCCGGTCGAGCAGCGGCACCCGGTTCTCCGGCATCGGACCCGCCTCTGCGGCCATCTTCGGGCGCTTGATCTCGCCCTGCTTCACGACGCCTCGCAGCACCTCCTGCTGCGCCTCGCGCATCGTGGCACCCGTCGGATCCGGGGTGGTCGAGGTCACCCCCCTACCGAAAAAACGGGTGGCCCCCATGCCAAGGCCCGCGCCGATCCCAGCCCCGGCGAGTGCCCGTGCCATCCGACTCTCCGGCGTGTCACCCGTCGCGGCCCCCACGCCAGCGCCCACGCCAGCGCCACCCAGCGTGGCGAGCAGCTGGGCGTCGGCTCCGCCGCGCCGGTTGGGACGGGCCATGGAGGGGCGCACCCCTCGCGACCCTCGCAGCGCTGCCGCCTCCTCGGGCTGCAGCGGGAGGCGTGTGGTGCCGCGTCCAGCCTTCACAGGCAGGCCTTCGGTGATCAGCTGGAGCAGTTCCTCTTCGGTGGCATCCGGCATGTTGAACGCGATCCAGCGCCGCTTGTCGGCTTCCGACAATCCTTCCAGCTGCTCGCGGGCCGCTTGGATCTCCGCTGACACTTCCTCGGCAGCTTCCCGTGCGCCCCGGACTGGGAGGGCCGGGTTCTGCTGGTACGGCACCACGGCCACCCCACGCTCGGCAGCAGACGCGACCCGCCCTCCCATGGGGATGGCAGGCTCCTGCACCGCCCCTGCCGTCAGCAGGCGACGGGGCGTGAACGGGGAGGCCGGGTACGGGCCGACGAGGTCCGCGTCTTCGTAGGCGGTGCGCTTGGCAGTCTTCGCCTCAGCCGCGTCCTTGGCCCGCTTGGCCTGTGCCGCCTTCCGGGCGTCTGCGATGGCAGACAGGCCACCGCCAGCGCCAGAGAACAGGACGTTCTCTGCCACCGCGCCTGCCATGCCGGGAAGGACCATGCCTTCCCCTTGGCCGACGCCCTGCACCACATCAACCGGCGCACTGATGGCGGCGGTCTTCAGCGCCCGCTGGAGCTTGGTGCCTGTCTCCACGCCACGGCCCAGCTGACGCGCCCGCACCGCCAGACGCGGCGCAGCCTTGGCGATGAGAGGAGCGCCCTTGAGCAGCACGTTCTTGGCCACCCCTGCCCCGCCCATGGCCGAGGCCACTTCGAACCCCGCCCGCCCTGCGAACCGTCCCACGTTCGCTCCGACGCTGGTTGGGTCGTCCATGGCCCCGACATCATAGGCGTCCGCCAGCTTCTCCATGTCGGACCCGCCGGAGCGGAGGGTCCGGGAGCCGGTGAGTTCCCCGATCGCCCGCACCGTAGACCCCAGCCCACGGAACCCACCGCTGACCACGCCGCGACCGGCATCCCGAACCTGCGAGATGCCGCGCTCCATCAGCGTCGGGGTGGTGTCCTCCTCGTATCGCGCCTTGTACTCGTCGAAGGTCTCGCCGTCGCGAGGGGGGTTCTTCGCCGCCCACGCCTTCTGACTCACCCGTGGAGGGGCCATCGGTTACCTCTTCTGGTTGAAGGCAGCGTGCAGATCGTCGTAGTTCTGCGCCGGAGCCGTGGGCTTGGCAGCGGCGGGAGCCTTGGTCGAATCCCCCGGCCCCCGCATCCCCGGCGGGGTGCGCGTCGGCTTCCGGTTGCGCGTGGCAACCGTCCGCGCCTGTACGTTCTCGGTCTTCGCCTGACTCTGGTATGCATCGTAGATGGATTCGATGATGTCCAGCGGGGCGGCTGTTGGGTTGGCCTTGCGGAGGGCGCGGAAGGAGTCGTTCACCCACCGTGCCACGGCAATCGGCATCTCGGAGTTGTACCACACCTCCGCCTCCCGCTGTCGCAGCGCCCGCTTCTCATCTTCCAGTTCCCTCCGGAAGTCGAGGTTGGCGAACCCGGAGCTGGGCGCGTACTCGCGGGGGAACGCCGCCTGATAGGCGTCCGGGTCACGGGCCAGCAACTCCCCTGCCGCCGCAGACTTCCTCCCCCCGGCCAGCGCCCGCGAGGAGATGTTGGCAAGCTCGCCACGCTCCCGTGCCACCGTGGCCTCCTTGGTCATCCGCTCGGTCGTGCCCAGCCGCCGCTTCTGCTCCTCCGCCGTTTCCGGCAGCACCATCTCCTGTCCGCCGAAGCGCACCCGGCGGTTGGTGTTGTAGGTCGCAGCGCCCTGCGAAGCGTCTTCCAGACCACGCCGATCGATGGACAGGGCTGGGCCTCCAGAGGCCTGTGACAGCGCCGACCCGATGGCACTGCCAATGGCAGAGCGAGCGCCCTGCTGGGTGGACACGGCGTCCGGGACCGTCATCCACCCCCGCTCCGTCGCGTCCATCAGGTCGCCTTCCAGCTTCAGCTGATCCAGCTGTCGCTGCCGTTCCGTCTGCTGCCGCAGCTGCTCGTCCCGCTGCAGCCGTGCCTGCTTTGCCCCGTAGCCGGATGCGGCCCCGGAACCCGCTGCGAGAGCGGCGCGGAGAATGTTGCGGAGTGCCATCAGACGGGTACCCATGAGCCGTTAGAGACGCTGCCAGACGACGAGGCCACCACCCACCGATACTGCCGCCCGTTGACCGGGTCGGTCTTGATCTGCCCCGGATACAGCCCGACGCCAAGGTTCGGCTGGTTCGGGGGAGCCGAGGTATTGTTGGTCGTGCTGCCGGGACCGCCCCCAGTGTTGCCACCCGTCGGGCCGGTCTGGCCCGTCGGCGTGGGCGTGGTCGTGGGACGGGAGGGCAGGTTGATGTTGATCCCCGCCCCTTGGAAGATGGCTTGCAGTTCTTCCGGGGTCAGCCCCGAAAGATCGAGGCTCCCCAGCAGCGCCTGCAGGATGCCAGACCGCTCCCCACTGGTCCCCAGATCCCGACGCAGCTTGTCTTCCATCTGCGCGATGGTCATCTGCTGAGAGCGCTCGGCTCCGGCGATGCCTTCGCGGGACACGATCTCCTTCAGCTGGAGGTCCAGCTGCCCCTGCTGGTACCTCGCCAGCGCCGCATCCCGTGCCGCCTGCAGGGACAGTTCCTGCCCGGAGATCTGCGCCTCCTGCTGAAGCCGACGCGCATCGAGTTCGAACTGGGTGCTGGCCTTGTAGCGGTCGAGGTCGGCGTTGAACGCCCGGATCTCCTGATCGGACAGCATGGACGCCGCCGCGTTCATGTTGGTCAACATCACCTGCTGGCGCTCGGCCATCTGGTTCGCGGCCTCCCGCAGCAACTCCGACCGCAGCCCTGCCATCGCTCGCGCCTGCCGCCCGCGAAGTTCGCCCATCTCCCCGCCCGCGATCGACGAAGAGAAGATGCCACGTCGTGCCATCTCTTCGTCCAGCTTCTCGGCTTCGCTGGCGAACTGCGACGTGAGTTCGGCTTCGCCGCTGGCCAGCGCCTGCCGGTACGCCTCGCTGTCAAACGGGGACGGCGCAGCCCGCAGGTCGCGGAGCGCGGCCAGCAGTTCGTTCTGGAACGAGACGGCACGATCGGACAGGCCAAACGCGCCGGGGAGAGGGACGCTCCCGGCAAACCCACCACCACCGCCGACAGGAAGACCGCCTCCCACGCCACTGGGAAGCCCGCCTCCGGGCACTCCACCTCCGGGGAAGCCCCCGATATCCCCCGGTGTCGGACCACCCGTGGCGGGGCCACCGGGGCCAACGCCGCCCAAGTTTCCGGGGGTCGGGCCTCCGGTCGCCGGGCCGCGCTCGGACACCGGAGGGAGGTTGTTGTTCAGATCCCATGGGCGGGTGCCGCCGGTGGTGCCCCCTCCGCCGAAGTCCCGATCCTTGCCCGGACCTCCCGTGGGACCACCCGTCTGCCCACCGCCAGTATCGCCCGTTCCTGCGCCGATCCCCCAGCGACTCCAGAGATCAGCCATGCCCGTGTTGCGCCGGAGCAGCTGGCGATTCTCCTCGCTGTTGTAGAGCGTCTCTCCCCCATAGGGCTGGTAGCCCGAGGAGACCGCTTCCGCGTAGGTCTTGTAGCGCAGTCCCGGACCACCCTGACTGGCCGGGACGTACACCATGTCCCACGGGATGCGGTCGATCCCATTCTCTGCCATCCACCCCCGCTCTTCCTCGACATCGCGCAGCCCCTGCTGGGTACGGTAGCGCCCGTCGGTGGCCAGCTTCTTGAGCGCCTCGATACTCATGCCGGTGTTCGCGGCCAGCAACTGCCACTCGCTGTCGTTGGCAGGGATGCCAAAGCGCTGGAAGAACCCACCGATGTCTGACAGCCTGCTGCTCGCCCCGGTGGGGAGACCGCTCTGCGTCTGCTCCATCAGGTCGAGGGGCTGCAGCCCCTGATAGCCAGTCATCCGCTCCGACTGTCCAGCCTCGGCCCCCCACACGCCACCACGGCGCGTCCAGACAAACCCGTTCGCGTCCGTGAACGTGGATCCGTTCGGGGCGTTCGGGGGCGGCGGATTGCGGGTGTCGTAGGTGTAGCGATCGATGTCTGACGGGATGGTCTCCACCACACCGGGGCCAGCGGGAGCGTTGGCCGGTGGCGGGGGAGGAGCGCCAGTCCTCAGCGTCTGGTTGACGGAATCCAAGAACGACGACGTGGTCTTCGGGGTCGTCGACGGAGCCTGTACCCCCAGCGTCTGGGCCACGTTCTGCACCAGCGCAGGCTGCGCCGGGGCAGGCTGGGCCACCATGCTGGGGGCGGGCCGTGCCTGTCCAGCCTCCTGCATCTGGGCGAACGTCTGCGGCGGCTGCGCGTCCTTGGACTCCGCCGCCTGCTGGTTCTTGGTCTGCTGCCAGAAGTCCCGCTTCCGGTTCTCCTCGTCGTCGTCGTACCCGTCGAAGGACGACCCGTTGGTGAGCGTCGACTTCGGCGTGGGCAGCGACCCGAACGCCGTGTTGTAGGTCGCCATGGGTTACCCCGTCGTGGCAGAAGGCGTGAAGGGAGCAACCGGGGGCAGGGTGCCACCCAGCTGCTGCTGGAGCAGCGGCAACAGCATCATGCTGATCCGACGCCGGTTCTCGCGCTGCTGTTCGAAGCGGCGGCGCTCCTCTTCGAACTGCTCACGCTGGACCCGGATGCTCTCGGCTCGCGTCTCGTTCTCCATGCGGCGGAGGGCGTTCTGTTCGTTGTCATCCATCACCCCACCGACTGCGCCTCCGATGTCGCGCACCATCTCCCAGTTGTTCTTCGCGCCCGTGAGGATGCCCTTCAGCTTGCCACCCGACGCGGCGGCCTTGGGGACCGTGGCTCCCACCTGTGCCATCGAGGGCATGAGGTTGAAGCCGGTGCCCCCCAGTGTGTTTGCGCCGGTTGCCAGCGACGTGGCACCGGGCGCACCGGGCGCGGCTCCTGCCGTGAACATCCCCTTCAGCCCGCCGGTCGCCTTCCCGATCCCAGCGCCCAGCTTCCCCAGTGCCCACGGCGTGGCCATGGCAGCGCCCGCGTAGCCTGCCACATCGAGGGCCGTGCCAGCCCAAGGGTTGCGCTCCATCCAGTCGTCATACTTCCGGACGCCCTTGCTTCCCTGCACCCGGCCTGACACCCACCGTCCGACTTTCTTCAGCATGGCTACTTCCTCCCCTTCCGCTTGAGGGCGACCTTCTTCTTGGCTGGCAGCGAAGCATACGCCCCCTTCGGCGTAGCCTCAATGAACTCCTTGGCAACCGTGGCAGGGATGCCACCATTCCCCTTACCGGAAGCGGCAGCGTACATGGCCCGCTGCTGGGCCTTGCTGGTGATGGGCATGGTCAGATCCGGGTGATGACCGCAGAGAATGAGGGCGCGGCAGAGCGGTTGGTTCCAGCGGCGAGCGCCTGCAGGGAGACATCGAGGTCTTCGGTCTCCCACCAGAACGTCAGGACATCGCCTGCCGCCACCGTGACCGAGAAGAACCCGACGCTGACGGTCTTCCCGTCCGTGCCACCGTGGCGCTGCACTGCCGATACGCGCCGCCCTGCATAAGGGATGGCGGTCCCGTTCAGCCGCGCCCAGACCCAGACCGCATGGGCCTGCGAGTCGGTGTTCACCAGCTGGTGCTTCACCTCGACCTTGTACGTCCCCGCGTAGGCGAACGTCAGGGCGTTCGATGCCTGCGTGATCCCGCGAGCGAACGCGGTGGTGTTCATCGTGGTCTGCACCGCCGTGTTCACCGTGCCCGCCGTCTGGCTTGCCGTGCTGTAGAACGCGCCATCCCACGGGGCGATAGCGGCGAGGAGCCACTGCCCGCCCCAGTACACATACCGATCCATCGTGGCACTGTCTGTCCACGTCGCGCCTTCGCCTGCCGTGGCAGGGCGCTCAAGCAGCGTCCCGGCTTGATTGTGGATCGTGTCATCCGCGTCATGCGCGTTGAAGCGCGTCCGCAGGACAGCGTCGTTCCCTCGCACTTCGTTGGCGTCCACCATGCCATTCGACCGCACCACTGGCGTGGTGAACGGGCGGACTTCGTTGCGCCCGACGAGAACGGCCATGGCAACGCCTCCTTACGGTTCGATCGGTTCAGCCAGCTTGATGGCGTCCCGCGCCTCCTGCAGTGGCGTGGTGGTGACCCCAGCGGGGCGTCCTTCCACGAACCGCTCCCACAGAGCCACGGTCAACAGTTCGGCGTCCAGCCCAGCCTCGCGATACCGCAGCAGGCGGGCCGCACGACGCGCCGCCTGCCTCTGGGCCTTGATCGGGGAGGCCAAGCGAATCGGGAACACGTTGCCGGTGAACTGGAGGTCGAAGTCGTCGGCCACCGCCACGATGCACGAACTGTCATCGCCACCCAACGTCGGCTGTTCCAAGTTGGCGGCGGGAGAGTCGAACACCTGACAGGCGGTGTTGTTCTGGACCAGCAAGTAGCGCGGCATCAGATGTCCTCCCACTCGAAAATCAGCACACACGACCCCGGATAATCCGCAAAGGCTGGCGGGACCGGGCCGCTGCCGCCAGAAGTGCGAGGCCGGGCACCGCACCCCCACACGCCGGGAACCGGGACGTGCCCGTAGTCCACCGTGGCGATCCCCGCGTCAAACCGAAGCGACAGGGCGCTGGGGGCGACATCCACCGGGGTGAAATACGGGGCGCCAGCGGCGAACGCCTGCGAGCCGACAGCCCCGGCGGCGACGGCGCCAGACGCAAGGTTCGCCACACCGCGCTGCCCGCCACCGGGTCCACCGAACACACCAGAGCCGAAGATTTGCCCCGGAAACTGCGCCTGCGGGAGCGCGGTGAACGTGCCATTCCCGGCAGGAATCGCCCCGGTCTGCTGGGCGCCCGCCCCGCCCGTGGCAAGCGCCTGCTGCACGTTGTCGATGTAGACGGCGGCGTTCCCCCCGGCCCCGCCAACGCCGGTGGATCCGGAGGCGTTGGCTACGGTCGCGCCGCCGAAGGCCGTCATGTACAGACCGTTCGACCCAGCCAGTGACGACCTGTTGGAGCCAAAGCGGGCCAGCCCATCCGGCCCGCGACGGTAGATCAAGACGTGGGTTTGCCGCTGGATGGTTGCGTTGGTCTGGTCGATGAACCGAGGGAACCCGACCACGAATGACGCCACCATGTCGGGCGCCCACAGCACGGGCACGCGCACAAACGCCCCGGCGCCGCCTCCAAGGGAGGTAGCCGACGTGCCAACGTCCCAGCACGACAACCCCCCGCCGCCACACCCGGACACCCACACCCGACTCACTCCGCGAGGGGGACGCCATTCCCCAACATGGGCTGGCGAATAGGCGGACGGGATGCCGGACTGATGGATCGAGAACGACGGGGCTTCCAGTACGTCGGCAACCAAGCGGCGACCCAGCCCCGAAGGCCCAAGCGGGGAGGGCAGCGCGTTGGTCGAATCAGGGCGCAGAGCGCCCACGCGCAGACCGTTGTTCACTAGAAGCTCCCGCCGAACGCCACGACGTGAAACGTCTCGGCGTTGTTGGTCGAGGCCCGGAGAGAGAACAGGTTCGGAAGCAGGAGCGGACGATTGTCACCGAAGGTCACGTCCACCTGAAACGCCGGAACCGTGCCAGACGGCGTAATGGCCGGGACCGGAACCTCGTCGATGAGACGGGCGTTCGTGCCATCATGCACGAATAGGCGAATCATGCCCGCCGTGGTGGTGCCGGTGGCGCGGATCGTCACGCGCTCGACACGCGAGCCAGAGGCGCCCGCCGTCAGCACCGTGCCGAGAGTGCCGCTGCCATCGCGGGCCGTGTTGGCGGTGGAGATAACGGCGATGCCGCACTGGGCGGTCGCAGAGAAGTTCGGGGTTGCTGCCATGGGTATGCCCTCGGTCTACCGGAAAGTGGAACGATTGTACAGGACCGACCCGACATCTGATACCGACGCTGACCATGAGAGATTGCCGCTGCCGTCGTTGATCAGCATGGTCCCTGCGGCTCCCTGCGAGGCAGGCCAGAGGTACGACACCGTGCGGAGAATGGTGTTGCCGCTGATCACCGAAAGGTTCTGGAGCGTGGCGAGGCCAGCGAGCCAGAGATCCTTGAAGCGGTTGGCGGTGCTGCCGAGGTCACGGGTGTTCGACGTGGAGGGCACCACATCCGAAGCCACCAGTGCGTTCAGCACCACGGTGTCGGTGGCCGCGTTGCCCAGCACGGTGTTGCCGGTCACCGTCAAGTCGGTGAACTGCACGGGGCCGTCTTCTCGGGCGTAGTCGATCTCTTCCCACGACGAACCGTTGTCGGACCAGAGCCGCACCGCGCCGATGTCCGTGGTCATCCACTTGCGGCCAGCCAACCCCGGAGCCGGTCGATCGATCAGCAGAGAGGACTGGACGTGGATGCCCGTGTCCGCGTCGTGCGCGACGTAGGCCGTCCGAAGCGTGTTGATGTTGCCGCGCACCACCGTCGCGTCCAGAGCCGCACCGTTGATTGGTGTGGTGAACGTGACGACTGCATGAGAGCCAACGGTCGTCGACATCAGCGCCGTCCGAGTGAGAAGGTTTCCATCTGGAAGCGGGACAGGACGGGGAGACCCTCGCCGCTGTCCACCACGCGCACATCAACGAAATATCCCAGCCCGCCCATCGGAATGCGATAGCTGCGGCTGGACCCAGAGGACCACACGCCAGACCCCCATGATCCGAAGCCCCACAGCCCGAACGAGGACACCGGCAGTTCGAACGTCCCAGCGGTCGTGTCCGTCTCCCACGACACGGCGCACTGGTCTGAGCCGCGCAGGTTGGCGGTGAGGTAGCCCCAGCGCAGCGACTTGGCCAGCGCATCGTCTCCGAAGTACAGCCGGTGGAACTGCACCGTCATGGTGTAGCGTGTCCCGCCGGTGCCATCCGCTGCCACGTTGTCCAGATTGGCCTCAGGCGAGTCGCAGAGGCTGACCCATCCGCTGTCATCGCCACGCAGGAGGATCGGCAGGCCGTCGGCGTCGAGTGCTTCGAACAACGCCGTCGTGTCCGGACTGACGTAGCCCTCGTCGAACGGGCCAGCCCACGCATCGAGGATCGTGTGGTAGAGGTAGACGCCAACCTGCGGGATGGTGATCCAGAGTTCGCGGGTGGCCCGGTTGAATGCCGCCCGGATGTTCCCGAACTCCGCCTCACCCAGCGAGCGGATGATCGGGAGCAGGGGGTCCGGGGTTTGAACGGTGCCAACCGCTGCCACCTCCGCTTCGTTGCAGCGGTAGAGGCCGCGCTCTGACAGGAAGTACGCCACGTTGCGGACGTTGACGATCGACTTCGCGGCGATGATCCCCACGTCCTGCGTAACTGCCGCCGGATCGACTTCGATGTCGTCCTGCCCGTAGCCGGTCAGGCGCGAGATGCCGCGCTTGTGGAAGATCAGGAGCGACGTGCCCACGCTGGCCAGCCCGACGGTGCGCTCATCTCCGAAGGTGCGGACGACGATCTGCCCGCCGCCGATCGACCCGTTCCCCAGCCCGTTGCCGTTGTTGATGGGCGAGTAGAAGATCGAGTCCGGGAAGGCCGGGTTGCCGCAGCCCCAGAGCCGCTCGTTATGCACGACGATATCCGTGACATCCACCGTGCCTGCGATGTTCGTGGCCAGCGTCGTGCCATCCCAACGGTTCAAGAGACCCCCGTCTGCGATGTACACCACGTCGTTGGTGCCATCGCGGAACTGGGCGAACGACGGAGGGACCGTGGTGGACAGCCCAATCCCCTGATCGGTGGGGGTGAGCGGGAACCCGCCATACACCATCGTGAACAGCCTGCCATTGCAGACCGCCATGATCTGGGGACTGCCAACGTCCTTGCGCCACAGGAAGCCATTGAGGATGGCTCCCCCGGCCAGTGGCGACGTGGTCGTGCGCTGCAGCCCCTGCCGTTTCGTGACCGCCCCGTACTCCGTGAGACGAGCGTTGGTGGCCACCCGAAGCTGCGATGGTGTCAGCGCCGTGTCATCGGAGATCGTGTTCAGCCCGCCACTCATGGCAGGCTGCTGATCCATCAGCTTGGTGCCGCCGGGTTCAGCGGCCATCAGCCACCCCACTCAGTGCGGCTGTCCGGATAGGCCATCAGGCGCGGCTTGATCGTGCGGCGAGCGAGGTCGCTGAGGAGGTCCGCCCGCTCCTCGTCGGCCAGCCGCTTGTAGGCCATCGCGGCCTGCATTTCTGCGCCACCCTTGATCAGCAGCTTGTAGGCCGCGTTGTAGGCCAGCAGCGGTTCGGAGTTCTGTGGGAAGTCGATCACCGAGTTGTTGTTGGCCAGATCGCTGAGGGCCGTGGGCTTGTAGTTCACGGCGACGTACAGCGCCTGCTGGGCCACGGGCAGGATCTGCAGCTGCTCCCCGGCGAAGTAGAAGAGCCGGTGGTAGGCCTGCGGCGTCCAGTTCGTCAGCGCCCCCATGGGCACGTCCTGAAACTCCGTCTGCTCGTACAGGGTGACGCCATCCGAGACAGAGAGGATGCGGTACCAGTTCCGCTGGGTGTCCCCCGTCCCGGTGTTGAGCGCGGACGACGGGATGACACCATTCGCGTCCGTCTGCAGCGTGAGCATCTGCATCCGGTACGTCGGCTGGGCCTGCAGGATGTTCGACCACTCCTCGTCGTAGACGTTGGCGAGGATGGTCATGATGATGCTGTCGCTCCAGCGCGTAGAGTCGACAGCATCCATGAACTCCCGCGTCATGTCCATCAACTGCTGTCGCGTCTGCTGGGCCATCGGTCGCGGGGCGAGAGGTTAGGTCTTGCGAGTGCGCCGCGTCTTGGTCGTACCAGAGGGATCGGGGCGGTCCAGCACTTCGGCCAGCGCGGCTTCCACCTGTGGGCGCAGCGCGTCGTGTTCGTTGAAGTCCACCACATGGTCTGCGATGCGCTGGACCTCTTCCTTCGGGAACTGCCGGAGACAGCGCTGCAGGTGCGACGGCGCGTCCTCCAGCGAGCAGTCCGCCGGGAGGTAGCCCACAATGTCGATGGCACGATTCGGGTCGATCTCCTGCGACTGGATGTGCTTCCAGCGCTCGTCCCGTTCGTCCCACCGCAGGCAGATCGCCCAGTGGGTGGTCATGCCTTGGAGGAACCGGAGTTCCAGTCGGGGGTGAACCGCCCGAAGCCGCCGCTGGATCTCCGGCGACGGCTCCGGGTTGCCCCGGTGGTTGAGCAGGGCCACGCTCGCCATCAGGCCTGCACCAGCAGTTCGGTGTTCACGACGAGGAACGTCGGCTGCGTGTCCACGGTGCCAGACGCTGTCACCGCGAACTCCAGCGTGTCACCGGGGCGCAGCGTGCGCTGGGCTTCGGTGGTAGTGGCGAGGAAGACGAGCGCCGACCCCTCGCGGGTGGTCAGCGTTTCGAGATCGATCGCTGCCGTGAGGACCACGGGGGTGTTGGTCACCGCATCGTACTTCTGCAGAACGCCCGTGATCGTGCCGCCCGCCGACGCGGCGAGGACCGTGGATGACACGGTGGCACGGTTGATATACGACACGGCGGGGACACCGCCGAAGTTGTACGTCGTGGTGGCCGAGTTGGCGATGTTGGAGAACACCTGACCCTTCGTGAAGACCGGGTGCGTCCCGAATCGGCCCGGAGGCGGAGCGAACATGTTGCCAGCGGACATGGATCACCTCTGAAAGAAGGGGAATGGGGGGAGGCCGAAGCCTCCCCCCGACGATCATCAGGCAACGTGCGTGTAGCGCACGGTGTCCGTGTACCCCGTGATCATGCCCATCGCGTTACGCGCAAGGCAGGCGAGGTTGCCGTACCAGCCGTAGGTCGTTTCGAAGGCGTCACGACCCTGCAGCCAGCGCCACGGACCCGCCCCTTCGAACTCGATGAAGCCCCAGTCCTTGGCATCCACCCACGCGAGCGAGGGGATGTGGAGGAGGTAGATCGTGCCCGCAGGGACGTAGTAGTCGAGGAAGCACTTGATGCCGCAGATGCTGACCCCCTTGTACCCGCCCTTGATCTCCGTCGCGAACGAGCCGTTGCCGTCGAAGCGGCGCTGGGCGACCATCGACTCCATGAGACGCTTGCCCACGCCGGGGGTCGTCATCATGAAGAAGTCCTGCGGGCGGGTCATGGCATCCTTGCCAGAACGCCCGTTGAGGCGCTGGATCAGATCCCACACGTCCGACTCCGTCGGCTGGTTCACGTCCGGGGTGTCGGTGCCCGCGACGAGGCGCACCGCATCCCAGATGGGATAGGTCGACGCCGACTGGCCGTGCAGCGTGGCGTAGCTGCCGCCACGGTTGGTGATGTTCACCAGCCCGTTCATGGCCGCGTTGAACGAGTCGTCGTTCACCGTGGCCTTGACGATGATGTCGCCCGCCACCACCGACGCCGTGCCGGGAGACGCGATGGTGATCGTGGCGTTGTCGCCGCTGACCGCGATGGCGGTGATCGCCGCCTTGCCCGAACGGAGGGTGACACCGTTGGAGCTACGGAAGGCGATGTAGTCGCCCACCGAGAGGAGGAGCGACCCCTGACCAGCACCCGCGAGACCGTAGGGGCTGCTGATGACGTACACCGTGTCCGACGTGCGCGAGGCGACGAGCGCCACCACACCGTCCGACTTGTTGTGCAGCGCCTGCTGCATGAGGAGACGGGAGGCGTCCTTGATTTCCTCCATCGTCTTGGTGGCGATGGTGGTGAAGGCCGCTTCCTTGTTCTGGGTGCCGACGAAGGCGAGGCCGTCGATCTGCCGCGTGGTGTAGGCGCGGACGACGCCGACGTTGCCCTGCACTTCCTGCGCCGTCGTGTCAGGCGGGAAGAAGCCCGCCTGCGAGAACGTCGACCCAGCGGGGCGACCGACGACGATGTCGAAGAAGACGTTGCTGCCGCCCCACCGCATGTTGCGAGCGCCGCCTGCGCGGCCCTTCTCCAGCTGGGCGAGGAACGGGGTGACGAGGTTCTGCACCTTCTCGCGGAACTGACTGTAGACGTTCTTCAGCAGACCCGTGAGTTCGGCATCGGTAATGACTGTGGGATTCGGCATGATGGTTCCTGCTAGGGGTTAGCTACGAAAGTTGGCAAGGGCACTCGACAGTGCCGATGACACCGCATCATCGACCGTGGCAGGCTTGGGGGAGGGCTTGGCCCCAGCAGGGACGGCTCCCGCCTTCCCACTGCTGGGCTTCAGCTTCTGCCCCACCAGCCGCTTGGCCTTCTGCGCCTCGGCTCGCGCCCGCTCCAGTTCAGCAGTGGCCTTTTCGGTCTTGGCCACGACTGGCTGACGACGGCGTCCGTGGACGGCTTGCGCCCACAACGCGAGATCCTCGACGATGTACTTGCGGATAGCTTCGTAGCGTGAAGCCGGGACATAGGGCACCCCGTTGGGGGCCGTCACAGCTTGCGCCATCATCGCCATCTCCAGCTTCTCTTCCAGTTCCTCGATGGTGACGGTCGGCAGTGCAGTCGCGATGAGGCGAATGGCTGGCTCGACTTCCGTCGCGAAGAACGCTTCACCGACTTCCTCAATCTTCTGGAGTTGCTGGGCCAGCTGCAAGTCCGTGACTTGCTGTTCGGCCCGCTCCGCCCGCTTTTCCGGGGAGTTCTCCTCCAGATAGGCGGCATGGACCCGCTCCCGGAAGTCGTCGTCCGTGAGGAGGCGCTCCATCTCCTGCTCCCGCTGGGCGACCAGCGCCTCGTACTCCTTGATCCGCCCTTCGGTCTCCTGCTTCAGCTTTGTCTCCCGCTCCTGCGAGTAGACGCCCCACTGTGCCAACTTGACGACCTGATCGAGGCGATCGGTTCGCACCTTCCCGTTCGCCTTGTACTCGACCATCAGGGCAGGGACTTCGACTTCTCCTTCGGCGTCGAGGAGTCGGAACTCGGTGGCGAGATCACCTTCCACAGAGGGGACAGCCACGAATCCTTCGGGGAGGGTTGCCGGTTCATCAGCGCCAGCGTCTTCGCCTCCCTCTTCCCGATCGCCTTCGTCAGCAGCTTCCTCTGCGTTCGGTTCACTCGGTTCCTCCTCGGTGGTGTCCTCGCCGTCCGACGCGCTGGCGGTGTCTTCGACCCTGTCATCCACGGGGATGGCAGCGATTGAAGAGGACACGGCATCGGCAATGGCGTCCTTGATGTCAAACACGGGAGCAGTCATGTCTCGTCCTTACGGTTGGCGGGCCTGTATATCCGCGAGCCGTGCGGCGATCTCCACGTCCGGTGTGCCCGTGGCCTGCTGCTGCAGGAGCGGCGCGACACCGATCGGGGGATTCCCGGCGGCAAGGGGTAGCTGGCCCGGTGGCATGGCCGGGACAGACGCAGCCGCTGGGCCGCTCGGAGACGCACCGCCCGGACCACCCGGTGCGCCCGGTGAAGGGGGAGCCTTGCCCTGCTTGGCTCCTGCCTGATTCGCAAGCGCATTCCATCGCTGGATCGCCGCTTGGATGACAGACGGGTCGAGATCGTCCTGTGTCAGGATCTCCCGCTCCAGAATGTCCTGATGGATCGCCTCGTTGTCCGTCCACCGCATCTCCGGAGGCTCTGCCATCATGCGGATGGCATCCGACACGCGGCGGGCACGGGCCTCCTGATCCTCGTCCGGGGTCTGCATGTCCTTGATGACCGCGAACGGCTGGCGACGACGGTACTCCTTCATGTCCATCACGCCCGTCTGCAGCCAGTTGTCCATCAGGTACATGCGGAACGCCAGCGGCATCGGCATCATCGTCGTCGGCTCGACGCGCACATCCATCTGCCCGTCGAAGTCGCTGCTGCTGATCGCCCGTGCCAAGTCAGGGCGTCCCTTGCCCACCACGCCCAGCGAGCGCGGGAGGTCGTAGCCCCAGCCCATCGCGGCGATCGAGATCTTCGACCAGTCCGTGTAGGCCTGTGCCAACGAGACGATGACCGGCGAGAAGATGCGCTCCAGCTGTTCGCGGGTGGCAATGATGGCACGGCCCGACTCGCCGGTCACCTGCCCTCGGCTCATCCGGTTCCAGCCACTCGCGTCTTCGAACGCCGTCTTCTCCAGCGCCAGCGCCTCCTTCACGTCGGGGCCGACGGAGAAGCCGTTGATCGGCTGAATGCTCTCGCGCATGTCCCCCGCGCCCTTCACCTCGATCATCGAGGTCACGCCACCCAAGAACGTCTCCGTGACGATGGCATTGGGGCGCGTGAGGAAGCGCCCGCCGGAGTTGACCCGGATGTTCTCGGTCCACTTGGACAGCAGGGAGTTCACGCGCATCTGATGGTCGAGCCACTGCTCCATGATCGGGCGCGGGTAGTACGACGGGTCGCTGCTGCCGTCCGCCACGCGCACCACAGGGATGACACCCCAGAGAAGCTCGGTGGGGCCGTACACCACCGTGTTGCCCACCACGATCATCTGCAGGCCTTGAGGGAGCACGTCCGGGTGCGGAGCCAAGTACATCGTGAACCGCTCCACGGTGTCCTCGTCGCGCAGGCGCTGGCCCTCCCCGATCGTGGTCTGGGTCAGCACCCACGCGCCGATCCCCTCCGACCCGGCGTAGGACGGACTGTTTCCGGTGGACAGGTTCGCCTCGGCCCCGTCGAGGCCGGAGACGCCGTAGCGCCCAGCCGCCTCGCTGCGGGCAATGACTTCGCGGATGATCACCCAGTTCGGGTCGATCGAGGCGGTGGCGTTGGATGACACGCGCACCTGTTCGGCCCGGAGGGTCTGACAATCCACGTCGCCCAGCGGTGCCTTCTCGCCGGGGCGGGTGCCAACCCGCTCGTCCCATGGCCCCTTGTCCGGGTTCCACCACAGGTGCCAGAACGCCACGCCGTCGGTCTGCGCCCAGAAGGCCGCTTCACGGCCAACACGGGTCATGCGCTGGCTTTCGTACTGGTACTCCAGTGCCAACTGCTGGGCCGTCGCCTTCCGCTTGTCATCCGGGTCTTGCGTCATCGGCGTGACCGAGAAGCCGGGGCGCTGATCCATCATGATCTGCAGGCGCTGGTCGAGCGCCTTGTCGACCATGTTGTACACGACACGGGCTGCGTCCTTGGGGCGGCGCGGCTCCTTCCAGCTGCCATACCCCTGCGACGAGATCCACTGCTGACCGGCCCGGAACAGCCGGTTCCGCTCCACCAGATGCAGATGCATCAGCACGGCATCGCGCCGGGACTCCCACTGCGCCCGGAGCCACGACGACCACGCCGCCTCGTCGACCTCCCCGTCCATCGCCAGCGGACACTGGTCGCCATACATCGCTCGGATCAGCGCCTTCTCCTCCTCGGAGTAGGGGCGCTCCTCCATCTCCGAGGGATTCGGAGCCACCTCGTCGTTCGGACCCATGGGGTTGTTGGTCAGCCCCTCCATGATCCGGGCGAACTCGTCGTCCGCCGACACCGCTTCCGCGTATGGCACGGTCATCCGTCAGTCCCCCGGTCGCCAAGGCCCATCGCAAACCGCACCCGATTCCAGTCCTTGTGCGTGTCATACAACTCACGGGCCACGCGCAGCGTCTCTTCCTGCGCCCACGACTCGCTGTGGGTGAGGGCGAGCGCATGGAGATCGTCCGGAATTTCCGGCTCCGGCTCCGGCTTGACTGGCACGGGGATGAGACGATCCAGTGCGGTCATCAACACCCCCTTCGCGGTGACAATGCCATAGACCGCGACGAGACACCACAGCGCCGTGCCGATGACCTCGGTCACGACATCGCTTCCTGTGCGAAGAGGCTCGCCCCGACATCCGCCGCGACCGCCCCCTGCGTCGTGACCGCCACCGTCAGGATGTCCGTGCGGGTGCCACGGATGGTGTTGTACAGGGGGAAGAACGTGTTCAGGTCGACCTGCACCAGTCCCTCGCCGCCCGCCGGGGCGGGCATCGAGAAGATCACCTCGCCGCCGGTCAGGGCTGTGGCACTGACATCGCGCTCCGCGAACGAATTCGTCGCTCCCAGCGAGGCCAGCGGCGCAAAGGTCGCGCCCGTCAGAACAGTCGGAGAGGCGACCGTGGAGACGATCAGTTCGACGGTGCAGAGGGCCGACGAGGACAGGACCATGCTCAGGGGCAGGATCAGGCCACGGTTTGGCAGGCCGATCGTGTACGGGTCACCCGCCACCGGCGTTTGCGTCCCTGCCACCCCGGTGACCGGATCGACGAACGTCAGCGTGTTGTTCGTGTTCGCCGTGATGCGCCCGGAGAACGTGTTGCCGCCGTTCGTCCACGTCACATAGCGGTTGCGGTAGGCGTTCACCGTCCACGGGGTGCCGGTGCAGACCAGCGTCGTCGTGGTGCCAGACGTGATCGCGCCGGAGTTCAGCGCCACGCCTGCCGTATTCCCCGACTCCAGTGTGCCCATCAGGCGCGGACGCACCGACAGGACCGGGAAGCGGGTGGACGCTGCCGCCACCGTGCGGCGCGGGGTGGCGGGGGCCATGCCGTAGCTGTAGGTGAAGCCACGCTGCTCGTCCACGCCGCCATCCACCAGCACGGCCACGCCGTAGTGGACCACGGTGGTGCCGCTGCCCGTGGCCGCGATGTTGCGCGTCTCGTAGCGCACCGGGAGGTTGCCCGTTCGCGCCCATGGCACCGACTGCAGGGCGAGGTTGCCGTACCCGACCTCATGCACCGGCACCGCTTCGCCGTCGATGATCACGCCGAAGCGGACCATCCCTGCGCCGTACCACGCATACTCGACGTACAGCATCTGGATCCGGGTCCAGTCGAGGCGGCTGACCACGCCGTACCCGTTCGACCAGTTGGGAAGCTCGATCCGGGTGTCGACCACCAGCCCGCTGACATCCGACCGAATCACCACGCCCATCCCCGACGGGTTCGACGTGCTGGGGTCGCTTTGCTCCCAGAACGCCCCGTTGCTGTCATCGTAGAAGCCGACACGGGTGCGGTTGTTGACCACCGGAGCGCCAAACAGCACGGCACTCGCCATGTACATCGACTTCCCCGGCTGGTAGCGGTGGTACGGGCGGGACTGGCGAATGGCAATCGCGCCGCTGGCGGTTGACACCGCCATGGACACGCCGCCGCCACCCGGCTGCGCCGTGACCGTGCCTCCCGCCGTGGTCACCGTCTCCCAGCGCAGCGGCTGGAGGCCGTATTCGAAGTCGGCGTCGAAGATGTTGACCGCATGAGAGGTCTTGAGCCGATTCTGGGTGTCACGGAACCGGATGTCGTTGCCAAAGCGACGGGTTGTGGGCGTGGTGACCGGGGCGTACAGACTCGCGGACATCAGTCCTCCTCCTCATCGTCGTCGTCAGCGGACTCGTCCGCACCCATCTCGAAATCCTCGCCTTCCTCCTCGTCTTCGCCGCGCAGGAGCGCCAGTTCCGCCTGCAGATAGGCGATCTTCTCCTCCAGCGCCGCGATTTTCTGCGATTTCGGCATCCCGCGACCCTTGCTGGCGTCCAATTCCTCCGCCACGCCCGTGGGTTTCGGTGGTTCAGGCTTCGGCTTCCCGACGGCAATCATGATCGCCACGCCGGGACCGCCTTTCCGCTTCATCGCCGCCTTCCGGCGACCGACACCGCTGCTTTTCGCGATCACGGCGTCCATGCCGCGCTTCGGGGGTCGTGGCATCACCAGTCTCCGGGGAGTTGTGTGGCGAAATCCCCGGCAAATCGGGGCATATTCGCCACGTCGCTGTCATCCAGCCCAACATTGGTGTCATCCGCACCCCTCGGCAAGGGCATCAGTGGCTCCGGGACCACCCCCTGCACCCGATCCCACCCGTGCAGGGCCAGTCCGAGGGCCATCACCCCGTCATCATGCAGTCCCTTGGGCGCTTCGTAGCGCACGCCGGTCGCGGTGTACTCGTATTCGAACGCTTCCAACTCCGCGACGAGCCATCCGTCCGGAATCGTCAACTCGCGGCCCTGAAACGCCGAGATCAGGCGCTGCATCAGGCGCAGTTTTGACGCCGCCGTGAAGGGGTGACGGGTCACATTCACCCCGCGCACCTCCAAATCCGCCACAATCGCGTCTCCCACCCCGGTCGAGTCGGCCACCACCGGCGTGTCCCCCACCAGCGCCGCGATCCGGGTCTTCGTTTCCGCCCACGGCGCCTGCCACCGCTCCAGCGCCACCACCCGGCGGTAGGCATCTAGCCCGCACAGCACCGTGTAGTCCACCGATCGGGCCAGATCCAGCCCGTACACGACCGGCGGCTGCACCAGATTCGCGATCGGCATGTCCTCCACCGCCTCCCGGATCGCCTCCAGCCCGAACGGGTTCATCCCATCGTCGGTCGGGATGCCTTCGAACTCCTGCAGGAACAGCTCCGGCGTCATCTCGCGGCGGGCTTCCTCGACTTCCTCCGGCGGGATGTACGGGTTGTCCAGCGTGCGCCCCCGGAAACTCTTCCAGTTCGCGTCGTCCGGGTTCTGCCCCCGGTTGAACAGGCTCACGAACCCGTGCCGCCGGTTTCGCGGCGTCCCCAACAGATAGGCATCCCCGCGCAAGTCGACCAGCGTGGGCCGGATCGCCCGGTTCCAGATCGTCAGCAACTCCGGGACGATCCCCGCCTCGTCCAGAATCACGCGCTTGTACTTGCGCCCCAGCCCCGGATCCGGGCTGTCCATCGTCCACAACTCGATCACGCCGCCGGTCACCAACTCGATGCGGCGTTCCTGCTCGTTCGATCGGCTGATGATCGGCTGGAGGCGGCGGATCAGGCTCTGCCACACCTCCAACTGGTACTTGTACGTCGGAGCGAACCACGCCGTCGGGAACCCCTGCAGCGCCGGTTCAATCACCTCGCGCTCCCCGAACACCGTCTTCCCGAAGCGGCGCCCGCACATCAGCACGGTGAAGCGCTTCCGCTCCTCCTTGATCCGCACCTGCCCCGGATGCAGCCGAGGCAGCGTGACCGTCACCTCTCCGCCCTTCGCCGTCTTCTTTGGCATCCGGCGAATCTACACCGTCACGTCGAACACCGCCGTCCGTCCACCCCACCGGAGGCTCCGATCCCCCTCCGCCATCGGCCTGAGCGCCTCCAGCAGCGGCGTCACCACCGGGAGCGCCTGCGCCGCGAACTGCAGGTACGCCTGCTTCAACGCCCACGGCAGCGACGGCATCGGCCCGTGGGTCCGTCCCCCCGGACAGTACATCCGTGCCATTGCCTTGTACCGCCGACTCCGCCGTGCCGCCCGTGCGCTCACCTCAGTACCCCTTCTTCTTCCCGCCCTTGCATCCCTTCTTCGCCATGGCCGTGGTCTCCCGTAGAGGTCATGTGCTCAGTGACAGGTACGTCACTCGTTACGTCGTTACGCCCCTTCCTCCCCGAGGCTCGCTCAGGGAAGGAAAATGTGAACTGCCATTTATCCTTCCCTTCGCTCGCCCCCTCCTTCCCCCAAACCTGCCGGGGGAAGTCGGGCGCTGTCAAGTCCCTTTTCTGAAATTGTTACATAGCGCCTCCAATCCGTTGGATTGGAAGACCAACTCCTCACCTACTCCTCCCCTTCTCCGTAATCCACCGGCTTTGGCGTAGCCGGAAGGGATAGCACCGTTCCGGCTGCGAGTACCGCAGACTCTGTCGCGATGCGCTTGGGATAGGGTTCCCCGTTCTCTTCTAGGATCTTGACTTGTAGCACCTGACTCCCCTGATGCTCCACCGTCTGCCGCTCCCCGTACTCCCTCGGATTCGCCTTCGCCGCCGCCCACTTCAACGTCTCGATCAACAACCGATCCGTCGGGCTGCTGTGATTCGTCGCGTCTCGGGCGATCTGGATCGCCTCCTCCGCCAACGCCTGCGCCAACGCCTGCTTCGCCACCTCGTACCGCTCCCGATACCCCTCGCCCCGCAACCGCTGCCGCACCGCCCCCGGAGACACGACAAAGGGCAAGCTCTCCGTGGCCTGCGCCACCGTCTTGCCCTCCGTCATCTCCTCCAGCACCTGTTCCAGCGCCGCTTCCCAATCCGCCTCCGTCAGCTTCCGCACACTCGGCATCGTCGTTCTCCCGTTGACATGTCGTCCTGCGTGTCCTGCTCCCTGCCACAAGATACCTCGTTGACTTGTACACCGCTCCCCTGTCGCGTGTGGGGGAGGATATACGCTGACCGCCCTCGCTGCCGGGGACACCCCCCCCCTCGCGCCCGTTCCGTGCCCCCGCCGCGCCCGCGACCCGGTCCCGTCGTCCCGCTCGGCGCGACACGGTGCGACACGCGACGGGGCGGGACAGCGAGACCGGGCGGGGCCGATGGCTATGGACTCGCGCGCGCCCGCGAGCGGCACCGGAACAGTGATCGCGCCCCGCTCCCCAGACACGCGCCCCGATGTTTCCCATGGTGCGATTGACTCGAGACCCGAGGGAAGTGACGCCAGACTGCAGGGTTCCGGGACTGTCGCATCTACTGTACTTGACACTGCCATGGCTGTCATGTAGACTTGATCCCCAGTAGGACGCTGATTGACAATCGATCAACACCCGCAAGCGCACCGTGACGGCACGAACCCCGCACGTCGCAGCGGCTCCCTGCAGCCTGACACCCTGCAGGGTCTCACCTTCAACCCGAAACGCTGAGTCTCTCTCAGCGTCCTGCAGTCTCGCTGCAGCTGACGATGGGTCGCCACGCCAGTCTCTCTCTCTCTCTCTCTCTCTCTCTCGGAGTCCCGCCATGTTCGAACTCTTCACTGCCGCCGCTGCCTCTCCCAAGCTGGCCCACGAATTGGGCCTGACGCTGGACCATGACAGCATCGTCCTGTACCTCGCTCCCCACACGTTCGCTGGCCGTGGCAACGTCTGCGCTGGGGCAACCGAAGCGTGCATCTCCGGATGCCTCGGCCTGTACGCTGGCCGTGCCGACATCGTGAAGCATGGCGAGTCGACGAACACGGTGCGGGACGCTCGGGTCCGTCGGACGCAGTGGTTCTTCGACGACAGCGCGGCGTTCATCGCTGCCATGATCCGCGACATTGCCAAGCATGTGCAGCGCTGCGCCAAGCGTGGGAAGCGGGCGGCGGTGCGCTTGAACGGGTCCAGCGATCTGCCATGGGAGCGCATCGCTCCGGAGCTGTTCACGATGTTCCCGATGGTGACGTGGTACGACTACACGAAGCTTCCCCCGTCGAAGCGCCGCAACCTGCCGGAGAACTACACCCTGACGTTCTCGTACTCTGGCGAGAATGCCGCGCAGTGTGCGGAAGCGCTGGCCGCTGGCTGGAACGTGGCGGCGGTGCTGAAGGTCTCGCTGTCGAGCGAGATGCCGCAATTCGTGGGCGATCTCGATCCGTCGCACCCGCTGGCCGCGCTGCCCGTGATCGATGGCGACGTGCATGACCAGCGCTTCCTCGACCCGCGTGGCGTCGTCGTCGGTCTCCGCCCGAAGGGTCGCCTCCGCAAGGCCCGCACGGCGTTCGTGATCGGTTCCCTCTGATGTCCCTCTGGGGGCGGCACTCGGTCGCCCCCTCCCTCTCTCTCTCGGAGATTCCCGCCATGCACACGACCTCGGCCCAGCCTGTTGCCCGCCGCCTGTTCACGACCAAGATGCCCAAGACCTACGCCACGCCGGAGAACGTCGACAAGGCGGTCGCGAAGTGCCCGCACTTGGCAGAGTTCGACTACGTCGTCGCCGTCGACGCCACGGGACGGTACTTCGCGTGCTTCCTCGGGCAGCGTGCCATCGCTGCGCTGCACGCCGGATTCGCTGTCGCCAACTGACGCCCACTCAGAGCGCCGTCACTCGGGCGGCGCTCGCCTCTCTCTCTCGGAGCCTCCTGTCATGTCCCTGCCGTCCCTGTCCACGGAGCGCTCGCGCTTCGACGCGATGATCCGCACCCTGCAGCACCATCTGACGCTGTCCACCGCTGACAGCTGCTACGTCATGGCGACCCAGCTGCGGGAGATCGCCGGGTACCCGACGCGCCTGTTCTTCGAACCGATGATCGTCGACGGCGTGATCAGTGTGAACGATGCCCCTGCGTGGCAGATCTACCCGCGCCCCCTCGACGTGGTGCAGTCCTGCTGTGACCTGTACAACGCCCAGCGTCCGCGTCACACGCCGACGGAGCCTGTCCTCCTCCGGGAAGCGCTGCAGGAGACGCTCGACCGGACCCGCGAGGCGATGTCCTACGTCGGCTGGTCCCGCTGATGCGCTCCCGCCTGTCGGACCTCATCGGCATCGCCATCGCTGGATTCACCGCACTGCTCCCCCTGCTGTTCTCCCTCGCCTGACCTCTCACCCGGATCCTGCCATGCGCCTCACCCTCTCCCGCTCGACCCTCGGACACACCCGCTGGGGTGTGTTCACGAACCTCACCAGCTGGACAGACCTGCGAACCCTGCGGGTCTGGTACGTCACCCTGCACACCCCGTGGCGCATCGTCGACGCTACGGGCCTGATCCCGGCGCGGCTCTGCCGCCTGTTCCCCTCGGAGTAACTGCCCATGCCCCGCTCCCGTGAACGCTCCCGCACCGTCCCATGCCCATGCGGCGGGGGATCGGTGACGTATCAGTGGCGCGAGGTTGGCCCGATCCTCCGGGCGCCGTGCGATAGCGTCGAGGGGTATGACGTGGACGGCCCGACGATCCCGTGCCCCGCGTGCGGATGCGACGACCCGACGACGTGTGACCATGCGATACCGGAGGATGGGATATGGGACTGCCCGTGCTGTGGTCGACATACGGCCACACGGTGGACGACTAGCGCCACCCCGATACACACGCCGGGGAAGCCTACGCAGTGGGTGTACGGAATCCCCACCGCCACGGCGCCAGAAAAACCGCACTGTCCGTTATGCCTCGTGGCTTTCGAGGACGAATGACCCTCACCCTCTCTCACCACACTGCCATGCCCCGCCTGTTCGCTGCTGGTCGCTGGCCCCTCGACGCGGCGCTCCCGTCGACGCCGCTGCGTGAGTACACCGTCGCGTTCTCTTCGCTGCGTCCTGCCATCACGCTGCATCACCCATCCTGCGAGCGGCCCCATCAGGCTCGCCTGATCTGCTGGACGGTGGAGGCTGACAGCCTCACCACTGCCATCGCTGTCGTGAAGCGCGACGAGGACGCAGTCGCTCGCGGCCTCAGCGTCACTGCCTGTGCCTGCGTTCGGTCGCAGGCCTGATCCCCTCACCCCTCTCTCACCCGGAGCCTGTCATGCCGTGGAATTACCGCTTGGTCCGCACTGCGGACACCGTCGAGATCCGCACCGTGTACTACGCCGCCGATGGCACTGTCATTGCCATGAGCGAGACCCCGCCCGATGCGCTGTCCCTCCCGCTCGACTGGCTGGAGGGCGAGCAGACACCCGCCGACCTGATGCGGGAGGAGATCCGCAAGCTGTCGTTCGCCCTCGACCTGCCCGTGCTGGACGAGATCGTCTGACCCTCACCTGATCCCCGCTCGCATGGCAGTGCTGCCCTTGACTCTGTCATGCCCCTGACGTAGACTTGTGGTCCGCCCCACTTCCGGGGCGGGCCGCTCTCCCCTCACGATCCCCGGAGGATCGACCATGCCGTTCATCCCGACGCAGTACCCGCTTGGCACCGTGTTCGCCACTGGCCGCCGCATCAAGCTCGATGGGCGCAAGAAGCTGGGCCTCGCCGCCCCTGACGCTACGCGGGCCGCGCTGTTCGCCTCATCCTACCGGGGCGAGAAGACCGCCGTGATCCCGACGAACATCAACATCCGGGTCTTCGACGGGGACTGCTGCCTCGTCGTTGAAAGCACCAGCGAGCATTCGTCGGTGCTGTTCTTCTGGCGCGACGAGTCCGATGACAGCGTCATCCGCTGCGGTCTCGCAGAGAAGTGCCCGTCGAACCTGTTCGTGTCCATGCGGGGCGCTCCCCGCTTCGCTGGTGAGCCGCGCCTCGACGTGGACGCCGACGAGGCGGAGGCGCCGGTGGCTGGCAGCGTGAAGCTGCCGCCCCGCACGGTGGCCGCGACCTCGGTCGAGGAGGCGCTGGAGACCCTGCGCTCGGCGCTCCAGCCGAAGGCCACGGTGGACGAGGATCTGGTGCGCTCGCTGGTCGACGCTGCCGTGAAGCCGCTGCGGGACGAGATCGAGCGGCTCTCGGAACCGGGAGCCGTGAAGGTCCGCGCTCGGGCCGCGGTTGCCCGTGCCGTTGCCACCGGCAGCAGCCCGATCTTGACTGCACTGGCGAGCCGCTACTCGCTGGGGCAGGACGCCCCCGCCATCGCGCTGCTGGCCGCGCCGCCGTCCCTCGGCAAGACGTACTCGATCCGCCAGTTCGCGGAGAGCTACGACCTGTTCTTGGAGCATGGCTGCAGCGAGGACATCGAAGAGATCGCCACGCTGCTCGGTGGCCCCGTGCCGGATGGCGACGGTGGGTTCATCACCGTCGACGGTGTCCTGACACAGGCGGTGCGGGCGGCATCGGAGGGGCAGAAGGTCATGCTCCTGCTCGACGAAGTCCTGCGCTGGGGCGAGGCAGTGCAGGAGTGGTTCCTCCCCTTCGCGACCGGCGTGAAGACGGCAGCGGGGCGGAAGTACCGTCTCCGCACCCGGCGTGTCATCGACGGGGCGCTGGAGGTGCTGGAGTGTGACGCGGAGAACCTGCATCTGGTCGCCGCTGCCAACCTCGGGGCGCGTCAGCCGCAGGATGCGTTCTGGTCCCGCTTCGATGTGGTCCGGTTCGGGTTCGACGCCGCGACGGTGCAGGGTGTCGCCACGGCAGTCGCCTCCAGCTACGGCATCAAGGACACCCCGAAGCTGGCCCTCAACTTCACCAAGGCACTCACGGCAACCCGCCGCGCTGTGTCGGAGGGGCATCTCCGCTACCCGCTCGACGTGCGAGTGCTGGAGCGGGCCTGTCAGCTGGCCTCGGGTGACACAGCGAAGGACGTGCTGACCTACCTCGCCACCCGCGTCTCCGACGTGTGCGCTCACTGGTCCGTCGATCTGGGCGAGACCGATCCCGCCTCGACCACTGCGGTCGAAGCGGTCACCAAGATCCTCACGGAGGGCATCTAACCATGTCGACCACTCTCTCTCCCGCCACCGCTCCTGCCACCACTCCTGCCCCCGCCCCGATGGCCACGCCGGTCGCCACCCCGCACACCATCGGCTACCCTGCTGCCAACACGGCTGTCCGCCGCTCCCTCGGGTCGGCGGGCACCCGCCAGCCCAAGGGGGGCGTCGTCACCCAGCTGGCGACGGAGAAGGGTGAAGCGGTGAACGTCGAGGTCGAGGTTGGCGGTGTCACCGGAACGTGGCGCTGGGACGCGAAGAAGAAGCGCCATGAGATCCGCTTGGGCGATCGGTTCATCGAGGCTCTGATTCCGGGGGCTGTCGGAACGCGCAGCGCCTCGGGGCGCGAGCGAGTCGGTGCCATCTTCGGGGAGCAGATCCTGCGCCATGAGGCATGGCATGGGCGCGTCACCGACAAGGATCTCAAGGGCATCGCGGACTACGCTCGGATGCGCGTCGTGCCCTTCCTGCTGGTGAACCTGTTCGAAGACATGCGGCTGGAGGAACTGGCCCGCAAGATCGAGGGGCAGAACTTCAACTGGTGGCGGTTCATGCGGCGCGAGCATGTTCACTGCCCGCTCTCTGCCATCGTTGCCATGGTTCACTCGGAGTGGAGCGAGTCCTGCTCGTTCTCTCCGGCGGGCGTCGTCGGGTTCGACCCTGCCAAGGTGAAGGCAGCGCGAGACAAGGTGACGGAGTTCGCCAATCGGGTGAAGGCCGCGCCCAACACGAAGGCAGTGGTCGACATTGCCGCAGAGTGGGTCGACTACTGGCGGCACAGCGCCGACTTCCCGCTGGAGAATCACGGGACGGGCAACAAGGGCGGCGTGCATGGCGGCGACGGCATCGGTGGGGAGTCGGATGGCAGTCTCACCAAGGCGCAGGAGGAGGCGAAGAAGCGGGACGCCGTCGTGCATGGGCGCTCGATGGGCGCGAAGTGGGATGACACCAAGGACCGCACTCGGGTCCGGGTCGTGCCCTTCCTGACCAGCTTCGCGATGCATGGATCCCGATTCAACTCCCGCGATGCCGACGAAATGGCGAATGCCCTGCGTGGCATCATCGCCCGCTCGGCCTCGCCCCGCTCCGCCCGCGCCTCGACCAGCGGCTCCCGCCTGTACATCCCCGGCATCGCGGCGCAGCGGGATCAGGCCTTCCGCGCTCGGGGAAAGACGGGAGGCAAGCCGCACCTCACGATGCTGATCGACTACTCGGGCAGCATGAGCGGAGACTGGCACCAGCACGGGCTGCTCTTCACGGCGGCGCTGCTGCGACTGCTCCGGCAGGGTGTGGTGACGGGCAAGCTGTACGCCACGGGCGGCGGGTTCTTGGCAGAGATCCCGGCCTCGACGACCGACGCGCAGCTGGCCTCGACCTGTCCGTCGAAGTCCTGCGAGAACGTCCGCGACTCGCTGCTGCACCTGAGCCGCGAGTGTGAGGCGAGCGATGCGGTCGTGATCTACACCGACGGGGAGTTGACCGACGGGCACGTTGACGCCGGAGAGTGGCGGCGGCGCGGCGTGAACCTCCTCGGCGCGTGTGTCATCCCGGAGACGTGGCCGGAGTACATGCGGGAGGAGAAGACCACAGAGATGACGCGCCTCTTCGGGCGCTCGGTCCTCGGGGAGAACGGCAAGGTGCTGGCCAAGAAGCTGGCGCAGAAGCTTGGCGAAGCGATGCGCTGAGGTTACCTTGTGGGTGTGCGGCCTCTGGCGGGGCACACACTCTTGTGAGAGAGAGCAGAAGCCCCCGGCACCGAAAGGTGACCGGGGGTCTTTTGCGTTTCAGGGCAATCGTCGGCGGTGGTCAGCGTCCTTCCGCACGAAGACGATGGTCTCGTTGCTCATCAGTGGGTCACGCACAAGGCGGAACCCATGCAGGGTGATCTCTCCGCCGGGGGCGAAGGTGTGGTGCATCGAAATACACTCCTGCACCACCTGACGCATGACCGACGGGTGGGCGTGGATCTCGTAGTCACGGGCGTCCGCCCCGGTGGCCCGCTGGATCGAGAGCCACATCTGCCACACCCCCTCCTCGATGGACATCGCTGCCGCTTTCATCGTGCGCTCCTCCCTCTGACGGTTCCTCTCATCGTTGGCCCCTCGCACTCGCCCGTGTTTGTAGCCCAGCGCGTACCACTTCTCCCGCCACCGATCCATCGCGGTGCTGGGAGACCCGATGCGGAGGGCGTAGTACCTGTCACGCAGCCAGCCGAACAGGACGTTGAAGGGGATGGGCAGGAAGACGGTGGTGTCCCGGTCCCAGTTCGGCCATGCCGCGCCAAGCCAGCGATGCGGGATGCCGCCACCGGGGATGACCTCCGCGTAGAACCACGTCCGCTTCATGCCTCCTCCAGTGAAGCCCGAATGTGAGACTGCTCCCATGCATCGACCTCGCTGGCGTTCACGGCACTCGTCCTGCCACCGTGCCATCCCTCCGCATGGGCATCCCGCACCAGCCCCTCGTAGTGCGCCACCAGCAGCAGCCCCTCCCCTGCCTGCAGGGTGCCACCCTTCCGTGCCATCCGCCGCGCCCAGTACAACGGGGCGGAGTACCCAGCGCGGTGGTTGTGTGTCTTCCCGCCGAAGGCTCCGTCTGCGGTGGCATCGAGGATAGTCTCGTCACTCTTCACGGGCGCTCCGGTCGGCCAGATCCTTCTCCAGTTCCCGCGCCTTCACCCGGTAGCGGGCGCACTCCCGGCGGAGACGGGCGATCTCATCTCGCGCCGCCTTGAGCAGGGCCACGTCGACGGGGATCCGCCAACGGTTCCCGTAGCTGGCCATGCCGATAACTGAGTCCAGTCGCTCGATCATGCGCCCCCCTGTTTGGTCATGGCGTTCTGCAGGGCGCTCTGCAGCTGACTGATCTGCCGCATCAGCGCCTGCCGCTCCGATGGCAGGATGCCAATCGTGTCTGCCGCTTCCTGCATCCGGGCCTCGATGCGATGCACCGCCCGATCCAGCTTCTCCTGATCGACGGACGCGCCCAGTTCTCCGGACAGCACCAGCTTTTCGTAGGCGTCGATGGCCAGCGCCACCGTTCCTACATGGTTTCGCAGCACCCGCAGCGGGCGCGGCAATGGATCACGCTGCATCTGGCCCTCCCGTGCGCTGCTCTGGCAGGGTGAAGCGGGAGAGGGTGCTGGCATGGCGGTGGTGGTCTGCCAGCGGTGGCATGGGGTGCAGCTGCGCGGCGCGGCGTTCGCAGTCCATCCGATGCAGCTGCTGCTGGACACGGTGCTGCCGGAGGATGCTGCGGATCAGGGCCACCGCTGCCACGAACAGCAGAGAGAACAGGCTGAGGAGGGCACCGTCTGCGGTCAGCTTCATCACAGCCACCTCCGCACAGCGGCCATGCCATCCTGTGCCATCCAGTGGAGACCCAGCACGGCCCATGCTGCGCCGGCAATTGTGAAGATCCCAACGAACCACGCCACCCCGGTGGTGAGGGTGATGGTCACATGCTCGGGGCGGGAGACGATCATCAGCGTGTCGATCATGTCAGCGTCCCTCCTCCAGCGCTTCGCACATCAGCCACAGGGCGTACAGGGTCCGCGCCTCTCTGTGCCGCTCGACGTACCGGGAAGCGGCGTCCCCCTTCCACAAAGCCCGTGGCGTCCGGTACGCCACACGAACGTGACTTCTGGGGAACAGCTGGTGTCCGTCGCGGTCGAGATAGCGCGAGAGGCGCTCCTGCATCTGGGCTTTGATCTGCCAGTCGGCGTCAATCTCGTTGATCAGCGGGCACGATCCCAGCGGGGCTTCGTTGGCAGGGATCTCCTGCCACCGCTCGGCAACCGCCAGCCAGCCCTGCGATTCCTTCGTGATGAGAGTGTGTGTCATGGTCAGGTGGGGAGAAAGAGGGGGGAGGTGGAGACCAGCGCCTGATAGCAGGGGACGTTGAACCCCCGCGCCTCGTTCATGGTCTGCTCGTCGGTGAGGTCCGCGACAAGCTCACGGGTGACACCGGCAGACTCCCGCACGATGACACGGCGGAACGCTCCCCGCCGTGCCAGTTCGTGGACGAGGGCGACGGTGGTGACAGACATCAACTCATCGTCGGTCATCCCCCCTCCCCGCCCGCCGTGGGCGCGGTGAGGGCGCGGACGGCGGCAGACAACGATTGCATCTCTGCCGCGCACCGTTCCAAAGGCGATGGCCCGTGCCCCTCGTCTACCACCGACGCGACGTACCATGCAGCGTCAAGCCGTTCAGCCGCCTCGATCACCGCCGCCATCGCGGGCGTGAGCAGCGGGAGGCGCTTCACTGTCGCGGGCATCCCCGTGATCGCTTCGATCTCGTCCGCGTCCGCCTTGTCGATGAACACGCCGTCATGGACTTCGTTGGTGCAGCGCCACACCTCCGTCAGTTCACGCGGCATCGGCGCCTCCGGGGTGGCGGGCGGCGTCGATGGCGGCGCGGAGCGTGGTGCCACTGAACCCAAACGGAGGCGGGCGCACCCCATCGACGGGCGGCTGCGGCAGCGTCAGTGTCCAGCCGCCGCCTTGCCACTGGTGAGCGAGAAATGAGGATCGCGCCTCCAGCCAATCCAACCGCGCCACATCCTCCCGCACCCGCGCCAGTTGGGCGCGGAGGGTGTCGTTGCTGTCGCACTCGGACTTCGCGAGAGCAAGCGCCGCGTCGCGTTCGGCGATGGCGCGGTCGATGAACTCGGCCACGGCGCGATACGTCCCCTCGTTCACAATGGGGACGCACTGCTGGTCCGCCATCGCGGGGTTGCGCGCCGTGATTCGCAGAGACTCCAACCACATCGGATCGTTCGCACTCATGTGGACGCCTCCGGGTGGAGGATGAGGCAATCACGAAAGTCCGCACGACAATCAATGCGAGCCGTGTTCAGCGTTGCACGCACCGCCCCCTTCTTCACCAACGCCGCAACCAACTCGTCCACCGTCGCCGCTGCGTCCACCTCCGACAGCACGATGGCGCGGAGTTCGGCGGCTGCATCGTCGGCCTTGCGGATGTCGCGATTGACGTCCCACTGGCGGCGCATATCGCGGATGTACTCCACCACCGCGTCGGGGGCGGGTTCGGTTGGGTTGTCGCGCAAAGCTGCCACCGAGTCTAGAAAATCCGTGCGGACGTGCGTTTGCTTCTTCCAGTACGGCGGGTTGCCTACCTTCACTTCCAGCGTTCCGTTGTTCCAGCGGTACAGATCGTCGTACCCATTCAGCTTCACCTCGCGCAACCGCGTCGGGCGCGGGGTGGGGGGGACGGGGGGCACAACGTCGTCCGCGTACCTCTCGGCAATGGCGTGAAGGCCCCGAACCCACGCTTGTATCGCCTTCACACACAACGCCACCACCGCCTCCCGCTCGCGCTCGGTGCGCGGGGTCCACGTCGCGGCGCTCATGACACCAGCCCTCGCGTGTACTCGCCGCGCTCCGTCCGATGCACCAGCCCCTTGATGTGCAAGCGGGACAGGTGCGACTGCGCGGCACTCCGGGTACACCCGATGCGGCGAACGACGTAGTCGATGTCCACGATGCGGTCGACGGGGATAACGTCCCACACGTCGGCTTCGCGTGCGATACGGCGGCGCTTCTTCACACGCGGCTTCCGCTCGCGGGTGGGCGCAGGGTCGAACGGGATCGCCTCCGGCTCGGGACTGTTCCCTTTCAGGATGGCAAGCGCCGCTTCAAGCGCGGCGACGTTTTCTCGCAGGGTCGCGAGTTCCGTCTCCAGTACGGCGACGGCGGGACTGCTGGCGGGGTGGGACATACTGATCACTCAGTGGGAGAATCCAGACCGTGACGTGGGCACCGGCTGTCGCAGGGTCTGGGGCAGCGAACAGCCAGTGTTCGTTCCGCACTTGAGCGTCATCCTTCCACACGCTCCCGGCGTCGGAGATACCGTCCTTGAGGTTCTTGCTCCAGTTGAGGTCACGCTTCCGGCTGTCCGGTTCGGTGACCACCACACGGAGTCCTACGCTCTGGGTGGTGCAGCACCACCCGACCAGTGCCGCCGCATCCGTCGCAGCGGCACCGACCTGTAGCTTACTGTTCTTGTATCTCTTCGTCAAGAAGAAACTTCTGCCGCCGAACTTCCGGTTGTCGCTGCAGAGCGCTCCCCATGGGACGAAGAACGTCAGTTTCGCTCCTTCCACTTGGGCAACATCGGGCCGTGCTTCTTCTCCATGTCTGCTATCGATGGAATTGACTGTGTCAACCGAAGCGTCCGGTAGTCCCACTGCACCGGGATGTCCAACACCGGGCCGTGCCGGTTCTTGTCGATGATCACCCATGTGTCCCCGAAGTTTCCGGTGCGCGTGTAGCGTGAGTGGTCGAGCAGCACCACCTGATGGCTGTCGTTCTCAATACTACTGCTGCCCATCAACCCTTGGGCCTGAGGGCGTTGCTCTCGATCCTTACTCGTCTCGCGGTTGAACTGTGACAGGGCGATGCCTGCCACCCGGAGATCGTCGATCAGGCGGCGATACCCGTTGCTGGTCGCCTCAATCGCCTCCTCCTTCTTGCGGGCGTTCTCGACATGGGCCAGCTGCAGGTAGTCCATGATCACCATCTCGGCCCCTTCGTACTCGACCAGATACCGGATGGCAGAATCCACGTCGTGCCATCGGTGCAGCGGACGGCGGTTCACCAGCACATGCCCACCCATCGTGCGGCGGGTGTCGTCCATGAACGCTGCCGCCCGCTTGTAGGCGTCCCTGTCAAAGCTCTCGCCCTGCTCCAGCATCGCCACCGTCTCGCCGCTCGCGATGGCCATGAGCGACGTGCCCAGATCAGAGCGCCCCATCTCCAGTGACACGAACGCCACGGTCTTGCCATAGGTGATGGCACTCGCGGCCACGTTCAGCGCTGTCTGGGTCTTCCCGTATCCCGGACGCCCACCGATGGTGATCATCCAGCCCTTGGCCAACCCCACGCCACCGCCGCGCCCTTTGCAGGACTCGTTCCACTTTGGCAGCATCGTGGGGATCGCCACCACCGGCTCCAGCTTCTCGGTGAGCATGACCTCCAGTGTGGCCCCGCTGATCGAGTCGAAGGCGACGACCGGAGGAGACGCCCCGATGGGCATCGCCACCTCCAGTACCTCGGCCCACACCGTGGCCCATGTGTCCCCGCTCGCCTGCACCGCCTGATGCAGATCGCACAGGTCTTTGACCGGGCGACCCTTGTACTGGACGTTCTGCAGGATCTTCGCCTTGGGGAGATCGATGGCGACCTTGGCCACCATCGTGGCCCCGCCCTCGTCTGGTTCCTGCCATGCGATGACATCCCGGCCAGCCAGCAGGGCTGCGAACTCGGGCTTCCACATGCTGGCCCCCGGCAGACCGACCGCACACACGCCACGCTGCCATGCGGCGTGACAGTCCGACTCCCCCTCCACGATCACCACCGGCCCCGGCAAGGACGCCAGCATCCAGATGCCATACAGCGGGGTGCCCTCTCCGTCAGGCAACCAGAACGTGCCCTTCAGGGTGCGGCACTTCGTCCGGATGACCTCCCCGGTGGCAGAGTAGTAGGGCATCAGCACCAGCTGATCGCCGTACCGCCCGACTCCGTCCTTCACCCCCGCCTTCACCAGCCCGTCGAGCGCGAGTCCCTTCCGCTCGGCGTACTGCTGCACCGTCAGCCCCTTGGCACTGGCAGGCGTCTCATCCGGGATCTCGACCCCCAGCGTCTCGGCCAGTGAGGAGAGCGGCTCGGTGAAGTCACACGCCATGCAGCCCCACGCATGGTCCCCCAGCCACGCGCTGGCCTTGCTGTCCGCGTGACGCGGGCAGCGGAAGTGCAGCACCTTCCCGGACTTCTTGGTGCCCGTCTGCCGCAGCAGATGGGCGCGGAGGATGCCATGGGCGTCGAGGCTGTTCATCGCCCCGCACCCGCCAGTCGGTCGAACTCGGCCACGTCCTGCCCTGACCGCGCCCACTCCTCCCGCGTTCGACCGTAGACCCGCGTCACTGGCGTGAACCCCTCCCATGCGCCATCGGCGTAGAACTTGGAGATCGTCTTGATGTACCTCGGTGTGGTGCCCTGCGCCGCCGCATACGCCGCGTACTCCCCTGCCGCGCCGATCAGCTGGGCGGGGGTCGCGCCTGACCGGAGCAGGACCATCACGGCCTTCAGCGCCGGAGGATAGAGATGGGGAACGTCGCGCTTCGGGAAGACCTTCCACACCTCAACCAACACCGCACTGGCGTCCTTCCTGATCTGCGCCTCCCTATCGTTGATCTTATCGTTAAGCCTTGGTCGTTTGGGTGACTCCAGTGTCACCCCTCCCCCGACTCCAGTGTCACCCCCCGGTGACTCCAGTGTCACCCCCTGCTGCAGGATGATCTCGTAGATCGAGGTCTTGCCGGGGCGCTCCAGCTTCCGCAGGTAGCCCCGTTCGATCAGGGCGGGGAGCGCCCGCTGCACGCTCCGTTCGTTCAGGTTCGCGGCTTTCGCCATCGTGGCCACGCTGGCCCACACGTTGCCGCCCAGCTTGTTGGCGAACGTGCCGATGGCACACAACACGCGGAGATGCGCGTCGGTGACCGCTGCGTCAGCAACCGCAGCGGCGGGGATGATGGACAGGTGCGGCATGGTGGCGGGGCTGAGGGTTACTTCCGTCGGCGCGAATGCGCTCCTTGATTCCCGCCGCGCCCTCGGAGATCCACCCCGGCCCGCTTGAGCAGGGAGTGTACCGCCTGATAGGTGACGCCCATGCGGGTGGCCACGTCGCGCAGGGACAGCCCCTTGTCGACGTACAGCATCTTGGCCACGTCCCGCTTCTCGTCGTTCGGCTGGTTGCCGGTGTGCGGGAAGAAGTAGTACCGCTCCGCGACCGGCTGCTCGTCAGGCTTCTTCACTGGCATGGGAGCCTCCTCCCCACTGAGGGCAGAACGGGGCGACCTCACAGTAATGGGCGCACCGCTTGTACTCGCCTTCCCGCTTCTCGACGACGTAGCCAGCGGGCACATCCCCCTCGTCGGGGATGTTGTCCGTGACCTTCAGGGCACGGGCGGCTCCCGGCTTCTTGATGGCAAAGGTCGTGCCATCGTACCACCGATCCTCGTCGGTGCAGTCCACCCGACCTCCCAGCGCCGCGTGCTGGTGCAGCGCCACCCGCTCCTCGATGTACTGCTCTGTCTCCTCCATCGTCCACACCGGCACGACGATCGTCTGGATGGCAGCGACCGGGTAGTCCGACTTGCGCTGGGCGTCCGTCTTTCGCCAGTCCCGGAAGACGGCCACGATCTCCAGTTCGCGGATGTCATAGCCGTTCTTGACAGCGAGCCAGCGCAAGATGTTGAGTTGCTGGGTCCATCGGTCGTTGCCGTGCCGCTTGTAGACCGTGGTCACCTTGTAGTCAGTGATCTTCCCGGTGGTCAGGTCCATGACATCGAACTGGCCTGACAGGATCCACCCGGACACGGCGAAGAACAGCCGCTTCTCCGCGATGACCATCTCGTTCTCGTCGTTGGCGGCTCGCTCCAGTACGGAGTGGACCCCCTGCCCCAGCAGCGACCAGATGCGCTCGCTGACATCGATCGTGATGTCATCCTTGTGCTTGCGCTGGAGGCGCACGATCTGCGGGGCGTCGATCAGCTTGGTCACGCTGATGTCCCCGCCTCCACGGTAGGGGTCGTTCTTCACGGCTTCCACGATGCTCTGTGGAAGACCGTGAATGTTGGTGAACGTCGGGCCGGTCATACGATCTCCGCGTTCAGTCGCTCGACCAGCGACTTGGCAATCGGCTCAATCCCTTCCTGTGACAGGGTGGCGATGAACGCCCGCCCGTTCTCCTCGTCGTTCTTCATCACGGATACCGCCAGCCCCACCATGGCCAACAGCACGGCTCGATCCAGCGCGTTCAGGCGCAGGGTCAGCAGCCCCTCGGGGAGGTGGGGACTCGGGGTGTGCTCCGTGGAGCGGGCCACGCCGTTCTCGTCAAACAGCATGGGGATTCCCCTCCGCTTCGCGCATCGCCTGTGCCGCCATCAGGATGGTACCCTTGAGCTTCTCCAGCGCCGTCTGCGCCTCGCTCGGCTTGACATCAAGCTCGGCCAGATGCCGCATGGCCGCTTCGAAGAGTGCAGCCTTGCCCGTCATCGTTGCCGCCCCAAGCAGCGCCAGCGAATGGATGGCAACCAACTCGTCGCCGGTCAGGTCCGCCGTGACCGTCAGGACGTTCTTGCTCTCGCCGTTCATCGGGTCACCTTGATGAACAGGGTGGCCGCTGCCGACTGGATCGCCGCCGCGTCGATGGGGATCGACATCGCTTCACACTTCATACCCAGCGTCCCGATGGCCGCGTCCACGCACTTGCTGTAGAGCGCCGTCGCGTCTTCCAGCGACATCTTCGGGCCGCTCGCTGCCGGAGCCGCACCGCCACCGCTCGACGCTGCCGGGGCGCTCACGCCCACCGTGCTGGGGTCCGCCTTGTACAGGTTGGTGTAGGTGGTGCCGTTCTTCTTGACCTGTTCGAAGCGCAGCGTCTCGCCCACCATGCTGGCCAAGTCGAGCTTGAGGCGATCCAGCTGGCGCACCGCCGTCTTCTCCGAAATGAAGACGCACACGTCCCCTTCGCCGTCGATCCGCACCGACGGGCCATACTCCCCTTCCATGATGTCGTAGCCCACGACCGTCATCGTGATCGGGCCATCCGCCAACTTGTGCCGCGCCATACCCACTCCTTGAGAAAGAGAACCCGCCCCAGCCACCATGGCCGGGACGGGTGTATGGTACGCTGTTCTTGCCTACAGCGCAAGCCCTGTCGTTTACTTTGTCGGCTTCCGGACGGCGTGGATCCCGAACGCCAGCGCGGCCCCGACCGCCGCCTTGAGGGCGTCCTGATCGAGGGTGGCCAGACAGGCCGACAGGCTCGACCCATCGCAGTCCGACCCGATGCCGGAGATGGCGGCGAGTTCTGTGATCACGGAGACGAGGACCAGCACGATGGCCCGCTTGGGGAGTGGTGGCAGCGCGTCGACCTTCCCCGACACCGACTTCAGCCACTGCATCAGAAAGTACGAGAGGGGTCCGACAATCACCGGGACCATGACTTTGATCAGCATCGCGTTCATGACTACATCTCCTGCTGCTGGGGAGGACGACCACGCATGGCAGCGGCACCCCCGCCTGCCATCCCTGCTATGCCAAGCGCCCGGAGGATGGCGATCCGATCCGGGTTGAACACCGAGACGTTCAGTGGCTTGCTCCCCGGCTCGCCGTAGATCGCACTGCGGGCCAGCACCCCCTGCACTCCGGCATCCTCCAACCGCTTCGTGACCTCCGGTTCGTAGAGGCGGTTCACTGTCTGGCTGAACTTGATCTGCTGGTTCGGGCTGTGTGGGATGATCCGGCCCTGTATGCCCAAGACGCTGCGAAGCGCGTCCTGCACCGGCCCCGGCTGGTCGCCCAAGTCCTTGTCGTAGCGCAGCAGGTAGTCCGGGTCCACGTCGGCCCGCGTGTTCAGCAGCGCACCGGGCCGCACGATCTCTGCCACCCCTTGGTCCCTCGCGGTGAGCAGGCCGAACAGACTCTCCCGTGCTTCGTCGGCCCGGTTCGCCGCCGCCCGCTGGAGAAAGACAGCGCGGGTGGGGTTCGCTGCCCGCTTCATGGCAGCTTCCACTTCCTGCTCCTGTCTGGCGATGAGGTCGTCGAGGGTGACCTCTCCAGACCGCAGGCGCGTGGCGTCCTCGGCTGAGAGGGCAACGCGAGTGCCACGCCCGGTGACCAGCCCAGAGCGAAGCCCCTTCTCTTTCAGCGCTTGGTCGAGGTAGTGGATCCCCTCCCCTTGCGCCTCGGTCTGATAGCCCCCGATCCCCAGCCTGTTTCCGCCAGAGCCGCCCCGTCCGAACTTCTCCCGCAGGAACTTGGGGAACGCCTCGCTGCCCGTGCCGTGCCACATGTTCTGCAGGATGTCCGGGAGGGACGGCGCGACGGCCTTCGCCGCCTTCGCTCCCTTCCGGATGACACCACCCATCGGCAGCGCCCCTGCCAAGGCGAGGCCGGTCCCCATCTTGTCCCCCTTCACCGCCGCGACTCCGGCGTCGAGCAGGGACATGGGGGTGCTGGTGATCGGGGCCGTGCGGAGGACTTCCGGGATGGCCGTGGTGGCCATCTGGGTCATCGCCTCGATGTCCCCGATCCCCTGCCCCTGCCGCGCCGTCTGCGTGGCATCCAGCGGGGCAGCAGACCGGCGACGGAGGGCGGGTCGGCGCGGGGGGATCATGGCTTTTGGGCGTCCATGCGCCCCTCCAAGTGCCCCAGTTTCACCAGCACATCGCGGAAGGCGAGGTTGATCTCATGCATGTTCCGGTTGATGTCGAGCACGTCCTTCTCCATCCGGTTCACGGTGTTCCGCAGCACCGCATACGACATGAGGCCTCCGATGACGGCAGAGACGACGGGGATGATGAACGCGCCGACAGAGATAGCCGGAGGCGTCGGGGCGACCGGCGCCACGGCAGCGACCTGCAAGACTGCGGAGGCAATGCCGATCGCTCCGCCCATTGCCGAGGAGTACACTTCCATGGAGAACTCGCTGAGAAGAAAGGGGTCAGCCTTCGTCCTGCGAAGGCGGCACGGAGAAGTTCTCCTTGAGGTACGTCTCCAGATCCTGTCGAGCTTGCCGGATAGTAGCATTGATCATCCTCCGGCGCTCCTCCGGCGGCGTCTGCGCCCAGTCCGGGCCAGACACAAGAGCCGTCAGGTCTTCCCTGACGAACCTCCCGGCCTCGCGCTGACGATACTGGTACATGTCAAGATCCTCCCCCTTCTTCCGCCGGAGAGGGGCGATGTTCATCCCAAGGTCCGCGATCTCCTTGATGAGGGGGTCGCGCTGACGCTGATCCGGGGTGCCGGTCAACGGGTTGACCATGGTGTTCAGCAGCCCTTCGGCCTTCTGCACCGGCTCCCCGAAGATGTTCAGCCGCTCGGGCGCGGTGTCCTGCAGTCCGGGGATGCGCGACGTGATCGCCTCCATCGGACCCTGCGGCATCCGCTGCTTCCCTTCTGCTCGCGCCGCCTGTGCGATGAACGAGGGGACGAACGAGCCTGCCACGTTGGTGGCGAACCTCGACCCCACGCCCTGCCCTGACCCCTGCGAACGGTTGGTCAGCGCCTCCAGTGCCTCCTTCGGCCCTGTCACCATCGGCTGGTTCAACACGGAACGGGCCGTGGTCAGCCCCAGTTCCGCCAGCTGGTCCGAAGCCGACATCCCCGCGTTGTCCTCCTGCTCCTTCATGACAGACGCCGCGAGTGTCATCACGCCGCCGTAGGGCGAAATTCTCGAGATTGGCACCCACTGCCCGTTGACCAGCAGCGACTCCGGCTGCTTCCCCTCCAAGCGCCACTGCTCCTGCTCGGCAGGATCTGCCGGGTATTCGCCGGTCAGCAGACCGTCCTGATAGAACTTGGCCCCCAGCGCGAACAGACCCATCCCTGTCATCTGCTTGGTGGTCAGGTCGATCAAACGGCGCTGCCGCTTGGCCAACTCCGGCGGCAGGCTCCCACTCGCCGCCTTCAGCAACTCCCGGTGCCACTCGACCGCCGCCTTCGGGATCGTGGCCAGTCCTGTCCCCGGCGTGTACTCCAGCGCCCGCGACAGGATGTTGGCAGGCGTCCGACGGAACGGCATCAGGAAGCGGGCACCGGCCCGGACCAGCGCCTCCGTCCCCGTTCCCTTTCTTCCCGCTGCCGCTGCCATCCGTTCGATGGCCCCGGCAATCCCTTCCGCCAGCCGCCCGTCGTTGGTGAAGGTGACGTACTTCGCCGTGAGGATGGCGTTCAGCTTCATCTCGTCCGTCGGGTTGTCGAGCAGCTGCTTGACGAAGGTGTCGGCCTCGGCCCCCTTCAGCCCCTGCCGCACTGCTGCCAAGCGGGCCTCCTCGACCATGGCCCCGTCCAGCGCGGACAGGCTCAGGATCTTGTCGCTGACGCCAGACAGGCGCATCACCGACTTGGAGTAGGTATCCGCGATGGC